CCTGCAGATTGCCCACCTTTAACATCTTTTCCAAGAATGTTTTTACCAATGTCTGTTGTTTGGTTTCGCTCACGACCAGAAGCTTTCGTTACAGGTTTTGGGTCCTCTTTACGTTTTAACGCTCTGACTCTTTTAACGTAACCTTTATCTTCGTCATATTTAAACGTGTTCATAAAGTCACGTAGGTTGTCGAAACCTGAATCTTTTAACATCTTTTTAGTTACTATCTTAGAAGCTTTTTTTGGTTTTAAACCTTTGCTTTCCCGAAAACTCCTAGTTCCAAACAGTTTATATTCTTTAGGTTCCATTTTTATTTACTCCAAAATATTTGTTGGATCATTATAATAAAAGCAGTTACAGCACTACCTGCACCTGCTGCCCACATCAATGTTTTCCAACCACCCCTAGCCTCCGATAACACTTTATGTATTTCAGATATAGATTTTTTTATTTCTTCTATATCTTTTTTCATTCCATCCATGTCCTCTTGCATATGTTTTATCTCATTGCCTTGAACGGCAACTTCACTTTCAATTTTAGGAGGACGAGAACTTTTTCTCTTAGCAGATGTTTTTAACATTTCCACCTCTTTCTAGCTTGTCGTAAACGACTATTTGGGTTTTTAGCTGCTTTAGGAAATTGTTTCATTTGCCCTGCTGATCTAGCACAAAAAGATTTACGTCTTTTTGCATCTTTAGAGCCTTTTTTAACTTTGCCTGTAACAGCCGTTTTTAATTTTGATCCGGGATTGGCTCTACGGTATGCTGCAACACCTTTTTTAGTCATACCTGCACCCTGTTTAGTCGGGAGAAAATTACCCGACTTAACAGAAGTTTTTATGCCCATACCCTTAGATTTAGGTTTTTTAACGGCCACGGTTTAGACCTCGCCGCCACCTACATAAAATACAGTAACGCTGGTGATGTCCGCAGTATTGCCATTAGTCATATAAATACCCTTATCAAACAATATACCATTGTCAGGAATAAATACATCTTCAGTACCAATAGCACTTGAAGTAGATAACGTCAATCTATTAGTCGCTGATGCAGTTACATCAGTCCCATCAGTTGACATGTCTAAAAAAGATAAAGTAATTCCAGCACTTAATCCTCCGTGAACATACTGCACACCTTGCAAACGTGACCTACCGTTAATTTTATGTCCTGAGTCTTTAGTTGTAAAAGCTTTTACATCAGATGAGAAACTCATAATTCACCTCTAAATACTAAGATTAATATTTTGTAAATACTTAACAGTTACGTCACCAATTCCTTTGAGTGTAGCAGTTGCAGAAACTGGGGAATAAGTTGCAAAAATTTCTAAATCTGCTGTACCAATATTAATAGAGGCTGTTCCCATAGCTGAAGAAGATGTAACCCCAACCGCTTTAACACTTGTTGAATCTAATAAAGTAGCATCTCCTGTTGAAAAACCAACAGATAAAGTAGCTGCAGCAGAAGAATCACTCGCTTGAACGACATTTAAAATAACTTCAGAAATTTTTGAATTAGCAGGGATTACACCGACAGATGTGGTGGCAGAAACTCCTGCAATGTCTACAACGGAAGATTGGGCCATTAAAACAAAACCTGTGTTAGCCACGTTTGTTCCAACGCCTGAACCTGTTGTATCTCTAATAGTGCCCGCTTTTATAGGGCCAGAAAAGGTAGTAGTACCCATTTAAATCTCCTTTGTGTATTAGCACATAATTTACGCTTTCTCTAATACGTCTGCTAGGTCAGTAAGCGTAAAAATCACCCTAGAAAAATAAAGGGGGGCGTAAGCCCCCTTTCATTATGAAGCTCCGGGAGACCCGAACATTCCTAAAGGATCAGAAACGCCAAATGAATAACGTTCACGAGCCTTGTATCTAACATTACCTGTGTCAAAATCACCGTCCATTGATGTTGCCATCGGTGTACGGACAAAATGCTTAAGACCATTAGGTACGTCAGTTGTTAAGAACCAAGCGTTTGTATCTGTTAGATAATGATTAACACTATAACCTTCTGGAATAGTTCCATTAGTATTAATAGCGTTGATATCATTATCAGCAGTGCCAGTTCGTTGCTCAGACTCAAGAATACGAGTAGCCACAAACATTAACGCTGGTGGAATAATTAACTTACGTGGTTTAGCTGCAATTAACAAACCTCGCTCGTCTGTCCAAGCTGCAATCTGGATTGTCGCATCTTCAAGAGATGTTTCATTCAAATCAGCACCTGTTGTAGGACGATTGCTGTTTGTTCCTCCGCCTACTAGTGGGTGATCTGTAGCAAAAAGTACTTTACCATCACCGTAAGTAGGATTGCCTGTTCCAGTAAATCCTTTGTTAAGAACAGTAGCTCCCTTAACTTGTTTTGTATACGCCATTGCACGAGCTAAAGCTTTTGTATAACGACCGCCAAGGCTATCATAAAGATTATCTTCAGATGCCTCTTCTGTTATCGCAAAACCCATAGCCACAGTTTCATGTGTATAACGAGCTGTGAAAGCTTCTTGAGCGTTATCATAAGTAACAGCGGAGCCTTCAGATTTTACTGGGGCTGCACCAAAACCAGATAACTTTGTTTCTTCTTCAAAAGAACGCTCAGAAGTTTCGGATTCATAAATCTCCTTATGCTCTTCACCATATTTAGCGTACTCTAATCCAAATAAAGCGTTTAAGCCGGGAAGGAGTTCTTTTAATAATTGTGAACGTGAAATCGCCATTTAAAATTCTCCTTAAATACCTAAGTTGTTTTCAGATGAAAGTACACTGAAGTTAAATTTAACAATAAATTCAGGGAAGTTATCATTCTCGGTGCCTGCAACAACCTCAACAATTCTCATTGCTAAAGTTTCTGTTGCGACAATTGAACCGCCGTTACTACCGACAACAAGGTTTATACCTGAAAGTCCAGTAGAAGTGCTTTGAGCCTCATAGTTACCTAATGCTGCGTTTTTACCAACAGCGCCAGCAAAGCCAGAACCGTCTGTGCCACTATTAAATGTTCCTAATGCAGCGCTACCTTGAATCTGGTATAGCTGTCTTGGATCATCGTTGACTCTAACAAATATGTCTGTAAAGCCAGCGGTAGTAGCATTAGCTGGTAAATGTTGTGCGAATTGTTGAACGCCATTAGCATCAACATATCTAACACCAACACATACACCCATAACACCAGCAGTGGCGTTAGTAGGTGTCGCTTTAATTTCAATCGCTACAGGTGTAGCTGTTGCGGCGACAGGTAGTCCAGCAGTGGTTAGTAAGACTTCATCTCCAAAAAATATCCCAGCCGTATTATTAGCCTTAACTGGAAATTCTCTCATAGCACCGCCATGATTGGGTGTACCACCAAGCATATTGGTAGGACGTAGCCCGAAAGGGGAAGCAGTAGCTGCCATTTTATCAATCTCCTAAAAAATTATTTACCTTTCCCAAAAGACACCGTTGACTTATGTTCTTTAAATATTGGTGCTCTTGAGTCACTTTGATTCATAAGACTATTATCTACAGAATCTTGTTGGCTGTTAGCCCTGTCTAAATAATAGTCATTACGTTGTTTAACAATCTCGCTAGGAATTTTACAAAGCAAAAGCCCGCCAATCTCTATACAACCGGGGTACCTAGAATTAGTATCAGCTACTATTTGCATATGAGGTTGTTCGTCTGCTTTAACAGGTTCATAACCTTCCCTAAGAGCCATAGACATATTTCTAGGATCAGGGTCATTTAAAGTTGCTGTTCTTTTCCAATGGTAGCTATATCCGGGTAACGGAATAACATCCGGTAACGTAGATGGGGGTGCCCAAGCTTTGGGGCGTTCCTGCGAATTACGTTTTTCGTTATTTCTTTGTGTTCTGTTTTCAGTCATTTTTATTCTCCAGTCTAACCATTTCTTTAGCGTACTGCTCTGGTGTCAATCCCAACTTCTTCGCCAAATTAACTTGCGAAGTGCTAAGTCGTATCTTTTTTGAAGATGTAGTTCTCGTCACCGGGGCTACAACAGCCGAAGCTTTTGGTTTTGTAGGTTCTTTCGTTTCTACTTTTTCGTTGTCAGAATCAAAATGTTCTGGAAACCGTTTTCGCATTGTTTCATCAATACGACCATAGTATTCATCCGTAGTGGCATAACTTATGCCGTGCTGTTTTACTAGCTTTTCATGCAACCCTAACGCTAGGCTGGTCATTTCTTCGTCATTCCCAAACCAAGTATTTTCTTTTTGCCATTCCATAGCCTTTGCGTCAGGCGGTAAAACAGCGGGTTGTTTTTCATTATCCTGTTGTACACTACTTTTATTAGTTTGTAAAGGGGGTTCGTATATTTTTATTTTATCTGCTTTAATAGTAGCAGTATTTAACTTTTGTTGCGCCTCTACTATTTTATCACTATCCCCCGAATCATAAGCTTCTTTGTATTCTCTTTTAGCTGCAGCTATTTCTAAATCAACAGCAACTTTAGCAGTGGTAGTAAAATGCCCTTTAAGCTTTTTATTTTCCTCCATCAGCTTTTGTGTTGTTTTTATAGCTTCCTGATTCTCTCTCTGCACCCGTTCTTTTTCACGGCGCTCATCATGCCAAACTTTTTTAAGTTGGTATATTTTATCTTTTACTTTATCGTCATAGTCCGTTAATTCATCAGACTCTAAACGGTTTACCAACTCTTTAGGAAGGTTCTTTCTGTTTTGATCGTCTTCAGGAGTATCATCAGAAACCTCTATTTCAAGTTTATCTAATGTTTCTTCTGTTTTTGATTCTAAAACTTTTTCTTCCGCTTTTGGCGCTTTTACCTCTTCTTCTTTAACTAATCCTTGTTCTTCAGCCATCTCTATCTCCTATGCTCGTGAAATTCCTCGTGGATCTTGCACTACAGCTTCCACACTGTCATCATTTATCAACCTAAACTCTTTACCAAATATCTTTAATCTGGTGCCAGAATTAGGTCTCGCTAATATAAAGTCTCCCTTTTTACACCAAGGACCACTAGGAAACCTAGTATTGTCCTTATAACAATCAGGCCCAAGTGCTAATACAAAAAACACAGTAGATAAAACTTCTTCAAAGTGTTTTGTAGTATCTGCTTTAATCAACCCACTTTCATACTTATCCTCTACGTTAGGAATCGCACATAAAATGTGATATCCCGAAGGTTGTGGTAGCTGTCCAGCTTTTTCTTCAGTTTCAGGCCCCTTCTTCGTTTTCGTCGTCTTCATACTCACCTTCCGCTTTACGTTCAAGGTCTTCTACGTCAGACAATGCGATGTGAAGACCTTTTATAACACCACAAAGTTTTTGGTACTCGTCATAAGATTTAGCTGATCCAGAACCCAAACTATTCTGAACTCGTAACACTTCACTCGTTATGCTTTTTCTTAATATCTCAAATACTGTCATTGAACAGACTCCTCGTTAGCTGTTTCTTTTTCTTTCGGGTAATAAACCTCTACATAAGAACTGCAGGTTGGACACGATAAATTAGAAACTATAGAAAACTCTTCGTCCTCATCTCCTATATCATGATCTCCACCCCAAATCAATATAGTTCCACAGTGCCAACAGTTCATTTATCTAGTAGGCTCCTCTGGAGGTGTTGGTTTTTCTGGAGCCATAGGAGGTGTTGGTTCTTTTGGTTGATTCATCGCTTGTTGTAGTATCATTCGAGCTGCCGCATCGTCTGCTTGATTTTCTGCTTTTTGTTCGTCTACCAAAGCTTTTACTACTTGACTAGACTGTTTTTCCTCTAACTTAGCGTCCTCTGTAGCCGCTTTAGCTAAAGTTTGCATCTGAGCTTGTCTTTCCTGTGAAGCAATTCTTTCTTGTTCAACAGCAATCTGAGCTTGTTTAAGTGCCACATCAGCCTGATCTTTCTGTGCTTTACGTTGAGCATCTTGTGTCTTAAGCGCTAACTCTTGTTGTTGCATTTGTATAATTGGATCTTGTGCTTTTTGCTGTGCTTTTTGCTGTGCTATCTGCGCCATATTATTTTGTGATAGTTGCGTAGAAGCCTGTGCAATTAAACGAGAAACTTCAAGCTCCATATCTTCTGGTAGCTCTGCATCAGGTTTAGGTAACGGAGCACCAACCCGTTTCTCAATATCTAATCTATACTTAAATCCTAAATGCTCTGCCACATGCGATTGTAAAGCTGTTGCAATTAATTTAGCTTTTGGGTTCTGAGCAAGAAGTTGTCCTACGATAGGATCATTTAAGAAATTAGTATGAGCAAGGATATGTGCATCATGATCTTGATAAATAAATGCTTTCATTGGTTTTACCTTTAAAGCGTCCATATTCTCACTTAATGGGTCTTTAGGTTTAGCATCTTCTTCAATTGGTACAAGTTTAGCTGCATCTTTTATTCCTAATACATCTAGCATCTGCCTATGTAACTGAGGCATATTATATATCTGAGGAGCAGCTTGTGCCATTTGCATGACTGCTTGATATTGCACAACTTTCTGAGCCATTGTAGAAGAGTTAGGGTCAGATACAGGTAACACCTCCACCATGTCATAGTCTGATCTTTTAACAAACGGAGAACCATTCTCAGGATCATAGTTATATTTATCTGGAGTGTAGTCCCTAATAATGTCTTTTAATAACTTAAACTCCTGTCGCATAGAATAATGCACTCTAGCCTGCACGGCTGACATCACTTTAAGTGTACGCTCTAATATAGCTAGGGTTGTACCAACAGGGCTATTGGCTGACATATCTGCAACTTTTAAATCTGCTGCGCTTGCAAACCTTCTACCTTCGTCTACAATAGTCCCTAATAACGCATATAAAACCTGACTAGGTTCCTTATAAGGTAACGTCATAATATTGTCTTTAATTGACCCACTTGGCACATCAACATCTCTAAACTCTGCTGGGCTAATTGGTGTATCATCACCTTTTACTCGTAACCCTTTGGTTTTAAATCCCCCCGGTAAGTTAGATAAAGTTCCTGCATCTACAAGCTGTCTTATTAAAGAAGTACCCGATTTTGCAAAAGCCCCTATTAAATGTATTAAACCAAAACAATAAAACCCAAAACCCGGCACATAGCCATAATGCACAAAGTGATTTCTTTTCTTTTTAAGTTCATCGTCCGGTTGGTAATTTCTTCTAATCGCAAGCACTATACCTGTGCCTTTTTCTATAGTTACCACATAAGGTAATGCAATCCCTGTTTCTTTCCCATCCTTATCTTTGTCTTCATAACCGGGCAAGTTTAAATTCACGTGCATCTCAAGAATTTTATACCGATCATCATAAGAAGCAGAAAAGCCCATCTTCTCTGCAATCTTTTTCTCTATCTCATCTAATTCATCAGAAGGACCACCTAACTCAACATCTCTATAAAACTCAGATGTCTGTAAACGAGTAATTTCGTTTTCAGTCTTACGCATAACATGAGTTACACGCTCAGATGTTTCTAAGTCAGATGCCCCGTAAGGCACAACAATATCTTCAGCAGGTACAAATATAGATACCTGTCTTTCTAAACTAGGATCATAATAAACTTTTTTAAACGCATTGCCAGATAACCCAAGTCCCCATAACATCCTTTCATGCTCTGGTCGATATTCAACCATCTTCTCAGTTAACTGATAATTCATATCAGATCGAACACGATTTGCAGCTTCTCTTTTTTCTACAGAACTATCACCTATGATCTGTGTTTTAACAGGCCCTTGTGAAGGGAAAGTTTCCATGATTGTTTCAGCTTGAAATTTTACAAGCGCCTCTGTTAAAAGAGGGTGGTGTACACCACAAGACCCCGGCCAAGGCTCAGTTCTTTCTTCTAACTTTAAACCCAGTAAATCAAGACCATCTACATAAGTCTGCATCCAGTCTTTACGACTAGCAATATCATCATTAAAATCACCTAATAAATCTTCAGCAATAACAGACAACTCTGTGTCGTCCATATCTTCAGCTAAATTTATATTAAACTCATCAGGATCTTCTGCATCCGGGTCTATCTCGATCCGCATATCTCCAGCAATTATAGATACTTTTTCTGGGTCTTCAATTTCTATTTCAATATCAGGTTCCCCTAACCCAGCATTTGCTGGTGTAATAAGGGGTTGCTCAGGTTCCATTGGTTTTTCCATGCTATTAGCTGCCATAACTTTATCCTTTAATAATAAGGCTCTCTTCGCCCTTTGTAATTTAATTGGCTATCTTCTTCGTCTAAAAGAGAGCGCACATAACCTCCTTTTCTAAACCTCATTAAGGCTAGAGAAGTTGAATCTACGTAATCATCGTGTTCCCCAGAAGGAAAGCTTGCAACTTCCTCCATAACCTCCTCAGCCCAATGCAAATTAGGTATCCACACTAAACCTGATGCAAATAAATCAGAAACAGCGTTTAACCTAGAAATCTTGTCATTACCCCTACTAGGAGTAAACTCTTGAACGGGTATACCCATAGCCCTCATTTCATATATTAACGGAGCACCTGATGCTTTTTTCTCTATAATAACAGAATCAGGCTCCCATGACCTATATTGGTTTATTGCTTCTTTTTTTAACTCAGGAAACTCTAATCTATCACGAAATGCGTTAAGCAAAACAATATTTGCTTGTGGCGATCCATCAGGGCCGTCTTTATAAAACACTCCCCATGTCGTACAAGCAGAATAGTCCGCTCTTTGTGTCTTTTCAAACGCTGTATCCCACGACATTAGGATAAAATCGCATGCTGGGGGGTCTTCTTCCTCCCATCTTTGCCACCATTCACGTTTTACAATCGCAGAACTCTCAGATGTGGGGTTTTGTTGGTACTGAGCCATCCATTTTGAGTTTGGTAGCTCATTTTTTAACACTTCTAGCTCTTCAAAAGGCCAAAACTGAGGCCAAAGTGGGTTCCCGCTAGGTAAAATCGCAGGGAACTCTATTAATTCCCAGTCTTCTCCCGACCTTTGTATAGAATTTTTAATAATTTGCCCCGTTAAGTCCCTTTTTGACCACCTTGTCATCACTACCACTATGGCTCCACCCGGTTGTAAACGCTGTCTTGGTCCAGATGTGTACCATTCATAGGTTTTATCATAGATTTCCGGGCTGGTTTCAGCTAAGGTCGCTTCTTGCTCCGAATGAGGGTCGTCAATAATGAGGATATCCGCACCTTTACCCGTAACAGCACCTCCAACACCGATAGCAAAGTAGTCTCCTCCTTGGTTGGTAGCCCAACGCCCAGCCGCTTTTGAGTCAGCTTGGAGTCCAACTCCTGAAAATATATCTTTATACGCTTCAGAATCAACAAGATTTCGTACCTTTCTACCAAACCCCACCGCAAGTTCTGCAGTGTGGGATGTTTGAATTACTTTTTTCTCTGGGTATTTACCTAAAAACCACGCTGGTAGCAAATAAGACGCAAATTCACTTTTTGTATGTCGTGGCGGCATATTTATTATAAGTCTTTTTATCTCTCCACGAGCCACTTTTTCAAACGCTCGTGCCATCCTTCTATGATGAGCACCATAAATAAAATTAGGCCAGACTCTTTTAACAAACTCTAAGAAATCATGTTCCGCCCCCTCCTTTTGAACAGCGTGTTCATATTCTACAAGTGTCTTATATAAGTCTTGTAGCTGCAGTTCAGGCAGATTCGGTAATTTCTTTAGTAGATTGTGAAGTTCCTGATTCGTTGGCGTTGCCTCCATCATTGATCGCATCTAGCTCCTCATCAAGTGAATCTTTTATCTCGCTTACGTCTTGTACATCTAACTCTATAAGCCGACTAATTTTCTCTTTTATTAACCCTTGCAGTGCATCAGCAGATTTGTGAGACACCGTAATTTCTGACTTCTCAGTGAACGCTCCCACATCAGACATCTTACCAAGCAACTCCAAGGCTTTCAACTCATGTTTAGGATCACCACACTGTGATATTTCTAACAGCCTATTATGTATTAAGTTCCTAGTCTCTGCAGCATCAGATACCAAAGAGTTTGAATATTGTTTGACGTACCCCGAAAGGGCTAATACCACAGCAGGTTGCGTAAGCGACTTTGGGGTAACGTCCGTTTGAAAGTTCTTAAACAACTTCTCCGCTTCTTGCTTATCTTCCTGTGTTATATCAATTGTCTGCGAGTGTTCTTTCATAAGGCTCGCTGTGTTTTCTGCCACTTCCAACTCTCCCAAAGGTGTCGGAGCTTTCTCAATTGCAAAATTTTCAGGTACTGGGTATTTATTATTAGGTTGTATGTGTATCATTTTTACTTTTTGTTGCTTTATAGAGGGTTTTTTCGTATTTACACCCTCTGGAATCTTTTTGCCGTTCAAACCATTCAAAAGCTCCGTTAGGTTTTCTGCATTTATATATACAAGTAACTACCCTAGGAGCATCACGATTAAACTGCTCTAAATAATTCTCATGCACCCACTGCAATATACACTCATACGCTTCCGATTTTGAAGGTGAGGAGGGTTTTGCGCTAACAGAACTAATCAAAAGCAAAGCTGAAAAAAGCAAAACTAAAAAAATAGTGTGTAGCATGAGTATAGGACCCAAAATAGATGGGGGTGGTTTCGTATATATGGTGTATAGCATACTAGGCAGAAAAAGGCAAGGGGGGTACCCCTTCAAAGCTGAAAAAAGTATTCTAATGTGCAAAATAGTATGTAAGTATAGGTGTTAGGTTTTTGTGTATTTGGGGGGTGCCCCTTGGGGGATCCGACTACACAAAAACCCTTCATACCGAGCTTGCGAGCATTTAAGCTTTTACCTTTATTATCGAGCTTTAGCTCGCATTTATATGCTTTTAAACGAGCTTTAGCTCGTCCTAATGCCGAGCTTGCGAGCATTTAACATTTTTTAAAAAAAAATTCTGACCAGTTATTAGTCAAGCTAGGGTAACCGTTAAGCTACCCCAACCCAACCATTATATTACTTCTCGGTCTTGTCCTCCTTTTTATGTTTAGCTAGGATATCCGATTCCATGCGTTTGAAATCCTCTTTTACTTGTTCTATGTTCTCCGTAGCTTTTAGAAACATGCCAAAAACCCCGTTATACTCGGTTTTTCTGAACTCAAGCATAGCAAGTAAGAGAGATTGTAAAGCTGGGCTTAGTTTTTTAACTTCATTTAAGAAATCATTTACTTGTTCTCTAATCTCTTTTTTGGTACATCTAAATAATTCTGCTTCTGCTTCTGTTTCGGCACTTGTTAACTGTGCCTTAGCATCAAAGAAAATATTTTGCTCTGCTTGGATTTCTTTAAGTTCTTTCTTAGTCACAGCATTACCCAAAGCTGAACTAAGCCTTTCGATCTCTTCTTGAACCTTAGCAACCCCAAGCTTAACAGCACTCGAAACTTTCTTTTTTCTGGCTTCCTTGGTTTTGTTTTTAGCTGTAGAATCTAAACTTTTAGACGTTGGTTTTGCAATACCAGAATATTCTCTAGCATTAAGCATTAAATCTCTTACTCTTTTTTTGGCTTGTTTGCTAGTTAATTCTAAAGACTGTTCAACCTTATCTTCCAAGTCAGATTTAACCATGTTGTACCTAGCTAAGTTTAAAGTGCCGTCTTTGTGCATACTGGTTAAAACTTCGGCAACCACTTCCTCTGCCTTGCCTTGCTGTTGTTCGGCATTACCTAGATGGTCTACTGCAACATCTAACAAAGCGTTAATATTGCTAGGTAGTTCGACAGCTTCCTTAATTGCTTCAACAGGTGCAGTAGCAAGGTTTTTGGCTTCCTCTGTTAATTCTTGCTGTTTCTTAGAATTTTCAGCATTTACATTTTCGATCTTTTTCATGTTTATGTTTCCTTTTTATAGTTATTAAAGTTTTATGGAGTCAATCAAATACTAGGTTTCTAAAAGTAACCACATAAATGAATAAATTAACGCCATAACTAATTACATCATAAACCAACACATAATGCAAGAGAATTTTTTAATTAATTGTATTTTTTTTACAGATTAATTTATATGCTTTTTGTGGTTCTCGTATATCAAGCATTAAGAAGAATTTTGCCGAGATTCGACACATTTCCAAGGGAAAGGTAAAAAAGTCTAAATTTTTTGTTTTTTTCTGACCAGTTATTCAAGCTACGTGATAGTGTAGTGCTTTTACAACACCCCCCAAATAATTGTATTTAAAGCTACGTGGTAGTTTCTGTGGTGGTTTTACAACATTGTATTAAAAGCTACGTGGTAGTGTTGTGGAAAAGTGACGAATCACCGTCATTATTCCTAATGTTATGTTGTAAGTCATTGATTATAAAGTAATGTTATCGTTTTCTTGTAATGTTATTTGTAATGTTATGCAAATCGCCCTCGTAAGTCTTTGATTTTAAAGTAATGTTATGTAAATCGGTAATGTTATGTAAATTTTGGGTATAAGTGAGATTTTTGTTTTTTAGGAAAGAAAGGGTCTCTGCACCCTATTTACTCTCTACTCATATATTTATATATTTTAATAACATTATAACATTACTGCAAAATCAATGACTTAGACGATAACATTATAAATAACATTACAACGTTTCGATAACATTACTGCAAAATCAATGACTTAGACGATAACATTACAAAAACCACCACCATTTATCTGGAACTCTGTCTAGAAAATAAAAGAACGATTTTTTAAAAAACCCTTGCAATATGCTTGAGAATATGTCATACTATAGAGAATGGGCGAATTACGCCTGTTTTATAACAACAATGACAACAACATAAAGGAAACAATCATGAAATCAACACCTACTGGAAAAGTGACGAAGCACCGTCATTATTCCACAGCAACATCAGAACCTAAACCTTGCACCGACTGTGGAGAAACTATTGATCCACGTCGAGTTGATCTAAACAAGAATGGAATCAACACCTCTCGCTGTATCGAGTGCCAAGAGGACTACGAGAAACTAAACCCTGTAAGGCATTGTGTTGTACCAATGCACAAGAGCAACTTTGTATATGTCACACCGACAGCACAGGGGCGAGAGATTATCAAAGGAATCAACAACAAGGGAGGGTTAGTAAAATGAGTAACTGGAAAAGAGTAACCACTACGGCTGAACAAGATGAAGCAAGAGAAATGACAGATGAACTCATGCTAAAAGAAACGCAAACATGGGATACCTTACAAGCCGATATAGGAAACGGCAAGGTCAAGTTAGTTGATGGTGTAGACGAGTTATTACAACAAGCCAAGCTAACAAATGCTGACAAGCAACGTATGGAAGAAGAGGAAGAGCAAGAAGCTGAGTTAGAAACCAAGATAGGGTTCGCATTGATAGATGAATGGGAAAAGAGATTGGGCAGAGAATTAACTGATGCAGAGTCTTCTTCTGAAGAATTTATTAATGAGTTTTGTGATTGGTGTGAGCGTAAGTATTTACCTAGTAACTTTAACGCAAAGAAATGGGGGTATTAAAAATGAGTGACGGAAACAGCATGAACGGATTATCTTCATACCATTCTTATGAAGACCTTGCACACTACGTGAGCACTACAAAACCAAACATGGGTAGTGTCAATAAAGGAAAGATACCATTAGGCGAAAGAAGATATACAGGTCAATATTGGTGTCGTACTACAGGTTCTGGTTGTATCGAGATGTTTTGTGAATCTAGTTTGCCTGTATTCCGTTGGTATGAAGATAACTCTATCGAAATACTAAGTGGTAATAGCTATTATGATTGGAGATTCGCTGAGTTTCTAGGCAAGACTATACATGGTGTACATTTTTTTACACATCATGGAAAACTTTACTGGGGAGAGTATCAGATGGCATCATCTGGTGATCGTTGGTTTCTACCTAGACTTGCAGGGAATAAGCGACAACATGAATCCTTTTGTAATTTTGACCCCCTCAAACAAAGATACGTCAAATCTAACTTGAGGGAAACCTACAGGATTATAAAAAAGGACGATAAGTGGATTCCCGAATCTCCTATCCAAGAGTATAAACACGTGATGGACAAGAAGTGTATGCGTGAGATACGAAAGAAGTTCAACCCATTTTACGAGTACATGAAAGCAGTTCTTTCTGTTGACCCTGAGTTTGGTTTGGGTTATGACAAAGATTGGCGAAGAGATTGTGAGTTTGAGACTCCTGTGAACGTTGAAGAATTTGAAATCTTTTTACGAAATCCTGTTGATGACCCAGAGGTTATGAAAGAGGTGTTAGTGAGATGTACTTCGGGATATTACATGGAGTATTTGGGTCGTCATTGGAGCACGCATCAATTACGTAAATCTAGTAGGAAGTTTACACGCATTGGGTACAAACAAGTAAAGGAGCAGTTTGACTTGATGCTAAAGATATTCTATTTCAAAGAAGTATTTAATTACACCCCAATTGAAATAGGATTGCTCGTGCATGATAAAGATGCACAGCTTGGTTACAGTAAGTGGGGTAGTAAATAGGAAAAATGACAGAGCACCGTCACTTTTCCATAACATAACTAAAAATAAAGGAAACATTATGTCAACAATAGTAAACACAACAGCACCAATCTCTTTGAACGACTTTGAGACTTTGGCATTAGCCGTCGGCAACCAAACTACTCTTTACATGGTTGGACCAGCAGGCATTGGTAAGACCTCGATATCAGATTCTATTTACGAAAAAGGTAAAGAGGTATTCGGGTTCACACATTATATTTACCTAGACTGCCCAAATTTAGAGTTAGGCGAGGGTGGTATCCCCATGCCGAATCATGAGACCGAGACCACTACGTTTTATCCAAACGAATCTTGGAAATTGCATACAGGAGAACCAATCTTTATATTTTTAGACGAGTTCACGAAAGGACCACGTGCCGTACAGAATATGCTTCACCCTTTAATTAACGAAAGACGGTTTGGTCCATATAAGTTGCACAAAGATAGTGTGGTAGTTATGGCAGGTAACAATTCAAGTATGGGTGTGGGAGATGCAATGGCGGCACATACTAGGAATAGAATTACTGAGGTGCTTATTAGAAACCCTCTTGCTGAAGAATGGTGTGCATGGGGAATTGATAAGATACACCCATTGATGCTTGCATTTGTTAAAGAGAATCCAGAGGTTATTGAGTCCTCTTATCTTACTACCGAAGATGCTGAGTTACTAGAGATTGTGTTTAATCCTAAGAAACCACAGAAAGCATTTTTCTCTCCACGATCTGCCCACAAAGCATCTAATATATTCTGGCAAAGGGATAAGTTTTCTGAGCAGGTTTTACGTACTGCGTTGGACGGCACAATTGGTAGAGCCGCAACAGCCAAGTTCTTATCATTCATTAGAGTTGCTGATTCGTTGCCATTGTGGAAGGACATCATTGCGAATCCTGATAGTGCTTCAATACCTGATTCCCCTGCGGCACGTTGTATCTTAACTTATTCTTCATTAGGTAAGGTAGATAGATCAAACATAGGTAATTGGTTTAAGTATCTCAAGAGATTACCGAAAGAAGTACAAGCGTTGTTCTGTCTTTCTGCTAAAGATCATAAGAAAGCAAAGGAAGTAATGTTTTCATCAATGCCATTTATTGAGTGGGCAAAAGATAACCAATACTTATTTTAAGGGGGGTGGTATGAGAGGTTGCGTTAAAACAATGAAGATCCGTCATGTACGGAATGGAACGGTTATTGAAAGACGTAAGGTGGCAACACCTACAAAGAAAACGTTTCAAACAAAACAAATTTCAAATGATTTCTTTCACAAGTTGAGGAGAAAAAGATATGGCTAAATTAACGGCTGAACAAAAGATTGAAAGAGCACACATGAGGATTATGCAAGACCCAAGTCTGTGTTTGTATTCTGGTGTCATTATGATTGGGGATGTAAAAATCTCCGACAAAGTACCGACAGCATGTACCAACGGTCGAGATGTTATTTATGGTAGAGCATTTATTGAATCTCTTTCTGATGCTGAGGTAATGTTTATTGTGTTACATGAAGCAATGCACAAAGCATACAGGCATCTGTCGGTGTACAAACATCTGCGAAAAGAAAGACCTGATCTTGTCAATCTTGCTACGGACTATGTTATCAACCTTGAGATTAAGGATTATGGTAAACATGTCAAGGGCAATCATTCCCCATGTATGCCACAAGATGAAGATGGCAACGTCATTGGGTTGATTGATGAGAGGTTTCGCAATGTGGATACTACACGAGTATTTAATATTCTCAAGAAGGAGATACCAGAACAACCTACGGGTGGAACTCCAACTAGAGGAGAAGGTGGAGAAAGCAGTAACGATATCCCACAATCTCATGACGACCATGACTGGGACGGCGCTCAAGAATTATCTGATGAAGAGAAAGAAGTTCTTCAAGAGGAGATAGAACAAGCATTGCGTGAGGGTTCTCAGTTAGTCGGCAAACGTGCAGGCAAAATGTCTGTGGGTATCGAAGAAGCGTTGACACCAAAAGTAAATTGGCGAGATGCTTTGCGAGATGAAGTAAAAGAAGTGATGTCTGGGCAAGATGATTCTACGTGGCGAAAACCCAACAAGAAATATCTAGCCATAGATGTCATGATGCCATCTATTTTTTCTGAACGAGTGGGGGCATTACTTACTGCTGAAGACACCTCTGGTTCTATTGGACCTAGAGAAAGTGGACAGTTTCGTGGAGAGATTCAGTTAATCGGACAGGAAGTGAACCCTAGAGAAACACACCTTCTATATTGGGATACCGTTGTCGAGAATCACGAGGTGTATAAAGACGATGAGTTGTCTACCTATGCCGACTTTACAAAACCGATAGGTGGTGGGGGAACTGACCCTGATTGTGTACCTGATTATCTTGGCGAGAAAAACTTGAAGCCAGAAATAATTATTATGCTGACTGATGGTTACTTAAGTTGTGATGTTAGTCGATGGTCGCAAGTTACTTGTCCAGTTATCTGGTGTGTAGTGAACAATAATAGGTTTACTGCACCTATCGGTAAAACAATTCATATTGATACAGGAGATATGTAATGAGAGTTAAACCAATCTTAAACCGAGATGAGAGAAAACAACTGAATCTAAATAATGTGATTACGAGAGAGTATTTTATTTTACTTGACTCGATTAACACTATAGAAGCAGTTCTCAAGAACCACGAAGATGTGGATGTAAAAGTATCATGGGAAGTTATTAAACAAAAACTAGAGGGGGGTAATCATGGAAGTAAGAACTGAAGCTGCAGAAGTACTTGTAGACGGAGCACGTTTGAATGTAGACGTGGGAGTACATTCTGATAACAAGGAACTAGGACATTGGTTTTTTGATGAACATGCAGTATTAGATAGTAAATTGTTCTACTGGTTTACCGAAAGCGAGTTTGCAGATGTTATAAAGCAGTTGGATTCTGGTAAGTCATTTAAGTTAGAGGACAGTATATATATTCTTACCATGTCAAACAACAATGAACCGTTTGTAGTGAGCGAAGAAAATAAGGACGACTACGACTATCAAGAAATACATAACCAAAGACTAAGAGAAATAGAAAGGGGGCAGTAATGAGTAATGAAGCTAACGTGGTTTTACAAGAAATATGTTATGCCGAAGCCATTGAGGAAGTTGATAACATGACGCTAAAGCAACTTAAGTCTGTTATTAACATTCATTCAGAGACCCAACAACAAATTGATGGGTACATCATAGCAAAGGCAGAACAGAAGTTTGACAGTTTACCTGACGTGGGGGGAGATAAAGATGAGTGAAGCTTTTCAATTACAAAAAAAATATTGGGTTAAGTATGGTAGCAATTGGTTGAAGTTTGAAAATGGTGTTTTGCTATCTGCCCCAGCTTTAGCTGATGGCTCGACAGATCATTTAAAAGATGATGAGGAATGGAGCGAGGTTTCTGAATCAGCCTTTGATGAAAGAGATTTTCAAAAACTTTATTTATTGGCAGTTGCTACACAAACTAAAGGGGAAACAAATGAGTGATATCGGAATACACACAAGTGCAATGCTAGTCGAGTTAAGTATATCTAATTGGACGGGTGTTAAGATTGACAGACGTGCTTCACAAGAAGTAGATGAAGCAAAGGGTACTAAGACTGCAGCGAATACCGTGCATAAGAAATTATTTGCAGGAACTCAGTTGTTAGACGACATTGTTAAGTTTAGTGCGAGAGTACGTGCGACTCACAATGAATGGACTTTACCTTGGACCGACAACGGAGTGAGGTTGTTGCCCTCATCTGCTTTCATGGAGTACAAAAGTGCAATGTCTCATTTGGAAACGGAATGGCAGGGGTATGTGGACGGCTTTCTTGGGAATTATGTAGACCTCAAAACCGAGGCTGCCTACAATCTTGGTGCATCATATGATGCTTCTGATTACCCTGATGTTGAAGATATAAAGTCAAGGTTTTCTTTTAAGTTAGTGTTCAGTCCTGTGCCAACATCGGGAGACTTTCGCATTGATGTGGAAGAACAAGCTAAGGTTGAGTTGCAAAAGCAGTATGAAGTTGATGCACAAGAAAAGACTAGCAGAGCTATGCAAACAGCTTGGGACAGACTGCACAAGCACCTTGAGAATATGAGCGATAAGTTAGCAGACAACACTAAAGGCGATAAGAAAGTCTTTCGTGATTCTCTGTTAGATAATGCTGTATCACTCGTAGATTCGCTTAAGCATCTCAATATTAGCAATGACCCAAAGCTAGAAGAAGCAAGAAAAGCTTTGGAGTTGACAATTACTACTGTAGATGAAGCACAAGACCTACGTGATTTTAGACCTGCACGAATACAAGTAAAGCAGGGTGTAGATGATATTTTATCGAAGTTTAACTTTTAAGGGGGTGGGAAATGAAACAAAGCTTAATGACTATTTTACGTGTACTGGCTCAATCGTTTGGTTGGGTTATAGTTGGGTTTATATGTGGAGTAATTTTTGAAGCTGTGGCTAGTGCAAAAACGACTTTAGATCAAGGGATATATTTCTTGATACCATGTGTGGTTGTTGCGACTGCAATTGCTGTAGCTAACATTTACGAGAACGCATATTTTATTAAATACGTTTTACTCTTAGAGAGTATTGTAAAAGACATAAGAAATAAAAAAGGAGATAGCGATGGAAACAACATTTGATAAACTTGAACAACTACAAAAAGAAATACGCAAGTATATTCCAAACGTGTGGTTTACTTATATTAGCGAATTTCAGTTAAGGGTTTTTGTTGGTTGGCGAGAGGTAGGTGCGATAGCTTTTGGTAAGCACAAAAGACAAGACAAAGAACTATATTCAGTTGAGTCACAAAGTAAGATTTTAAACCAAAAAGCGCCATATCATGAAAAAACCTCTGTACACATGAGACCTGTGCTATTAGAGTGTGTGAGATGTTTTGCAGGTAACACTCCTAAAGAAACTGCTAGAGAGGTTCAAATTGCACAAGAAGCTATTGCTAGTAACTTGTCTAAGATTGTGGACAGCCATAGAGCAAGTATCAGTATGGGTAATGTTCTACAAAAGTTTAGTAACGGTAACGAAATCCAACATGGGTTATTACGATTCTTAATAGGAGAACCAGATGCACTGCAAAATGTTAGTTTAGATTTTAAATCTGAAGAGGATAAAGAGATTTTAAAGGGGAGTTTATCTAATTATATGATTGCTAAGGCTTTGCAAGAAGAACAGGATAAACGAAAAGGGTATGCTGTTGTAATCACAGAGGATGAAACGTATGTGGTTGCTGACCTTAGCAAGCCCACAGAAGAGTCTCGTTTTATCACAGAAACAAAAGACTTTAGTAAACTGCCAGAGATTGTGCAACAAAAAATTACACCGTTAAAACTTTTAGAGCAAAGAGAATGTTTAAGAAATATGGGTGTAAAACTTTTTGATAGTGATGGTTTGTATAATCGTTTTATGGGAGGATATATGGTAAGAAAATGTTCTTTATATTATATCTCAGAAGCACAACTTTAACTAAATTAAAATAGCGTTTGCCGACTTTATTTCTTGACATGGGGCACATCTTTCGGGGTGTGCCCTTTTTTATGTGTGGAAACATGACGAAGCACTGTCACTTTTCTTTTTGTGTTTTACATTTACCCCTTGCAATTATATTTCTTTAAAGATAGTATGGTAAAACTAATGTTACTATTGTGAGGTAAACATATGACACCAGAGAAAAAGAGTAAAAAATGTGATTGGACACCTCCTACTACGTTACCAACACCAGAAAAAACTATTTTTACTTTTCCCACATATGACAAGTTGGTTTCGCAAGGTATGGAGTTTGTAAAAGAAGATATTACTATTTTAGGAGAACAGTTAGATATTTTAGAAGGTACGTCTAATCAATTTTTAGATTGTCTGCATATAGCTTCTCCAGACAACGGAAAACTATATGATAATCATAGGAAATCTACACTCTTAATTCTTGATGATATTAAAAATATACAAGATATAATTAGTCATATGCAATCAAATTTAGAAAACACTACTCAATGACACCTGAGAAGAAAGTTAAAAACAAAGTCGTAGCAATACTAAAAAAACATGGGGTATATTATTTATTTCCTCAAACAGGGGGTTATGGTAAAAGTGGTGTGCCTGATATTATTGGTTGTTACAAAGGACAATTTTTTGGTATTGAATGTAAAGCAGGGGGCAACAAACCCACACCTCTGCAAGAAAAAAACCTTAGAGAGATTGATAGTAACCAAGGGCTTACTTTAATAATTAATGAAAAAAATATAAATATGGTTGAGACGATGCTAACGACCTGTCAAATTTTGGGGGGTAGATCGTTGTAGTGCCCAACC